CAAAAGGCGGCTGCCGCTTGCTCTGGTGAGAAACCCTGTTCCACTCCCAACACAATCCATGCATACAGGTGCAACAGCACATTGCAGATGGAGTTGAAAAAGGTGGTGACTTGATGACCGGAGACTTCACCACCCAACAACAGAATGAGAGTTCCAAAGAAATCTATAACTGCTGTGATAGTGTCGCTCAGCATCGTGTCGAGCGCAAGAAGTTCCTCTTCCGTGAAACCTCCCATGCGAGCAAGCTCAATGAAGACATACTTACCTCCATTCTGAATCAGAATGGAGAGGATCTTGTCAAAACCCTTGAAGTCACCAGCCATCCAGAGGTCTCCCATGATTTTGGCCGCCCGTCGGTAGAGATCATCCCACTCCTCAGAGTGAGTGTTCAATCCGACAGCGTGACGAAACAAATGCTTCCGTCGTACCATAACACGAGTGATTCCAGACGTCACTAAACGAATGGCGGTGAGAAATCCAAGAGGACACATGTAAAAACCACGTGTCTTCTTGGCTGCTTTCTTAGCAAGCGAGACCATCTCATTCTTCAACTGTGCAGTGAAGATAGGGTGTGATCGTATACCCTTGCAAGCCATGTCGAAAATCTGTTGAACCTCCTCGTTCACTTCATTCTCGTACTCGCGAAAACGACCCCACTCATCTCGTGGACCATCGTAATCAACATATTTGGCTTTACAACCATTGCGCCCATGGCCAGCAGAAGTAGTAAACTTCTGCGCGTCGACGTTGGGAACTCCAGGATATCCGTTCACAGCCACACTAAGTGGAACTGGGTGGATATCCTCGATGTCTTCTTTCGTCAACCCCTTACGAAGATGCTCAACGAAGCTTTCGCAACCAACACGAAAGAGAGACTCTTTCATGGAGTGTGTTGGATGCAAGTATTCCTTGAGAATATTCTGCTGAGGTTCCCAGGAACCCATGTCTGGCAAAGTGAGATTGTCCTTGGGGTTTAAACCGAGTTCAGGACCTTTGTTAAGGACCCAATCAGCGAGTTCCGTCTTTCCTCCACTTGCCTTCATCCTAGGACGGAAGCCTTGAAGTTGTCCGAAAGTGACAAGTTGACCATCTCGATGGTAACTGGAGAAAAGTTTGTCCTCAGGCTCGAGCTTGTGTTTTCCAAACACAAATTTGACTTGAGCGACAACATTGGCAGGTGCAACAACACCGACGGTCACCATAGGCGCATGCTCGAAATCTTCATAGAAAATGGGAGCCGCGAATGATGAACCAAGCACGGGATTGTATGCACAATGAATGCCCACAATGACAGGGCCATACCCTGTTAACATGACGAGAGGCGACCCACACTCACCAGCCACAGTAGGCGTCTGAGGACGTCCAGCGTAAGCTTGCATGTTGAGGGTACCTGTTGCACCAGCAAACTGGGTGAGAGGATGCTTCCTTGCTCCAAAGACGGGATTTTCAACATATCTACCATCCTCCACTGGAGTATGATAGTATGCGGAGCCCACCGACGAAAATGTCTTCTTAACTAGGTTCTTGGAAATATCCGCGAACAAAGCGGGGATCGCCATGGAATTGATGATAGCGATATCACGCGCCTCTATGCGTGTGATCATCGATTCCTCCAACTCAATGGTAAATTTCGACTGAGGACCATCCTTGGTCTTCTTGTGGAAGAAAACTTCCACTCTACCTGGGAAACAGGCGT